CACCTGACTTTTAATCAGGGTGTCCCGAGTTCGAATCTCGGGTGGATCACCAATTTTTTTCTTTAAATTAATATTATCCTTGCGGGTGTGGCGGAACTGGCAGACGCACTAGACTTAGGATCTAGCGCCTTCACGGCATGCAGGTTCAATTCCTGTCACCCGCACCAACACAACCAGTGCCCTTTCCGAGGTTTTTCGGAAGGGGCTTTTTTCATGCCATTTTATTATTTGACCCCCTTTTTGACCCTTTTATATTATTTTGCATATTTTTTATTGAGAATATCAACTATGGAATCTTGCATGGTAGAAGTGTTATGAGTATATTGATCCATAGTGTAGGCAGCAGTGGCATGCCCCATACGTAATTGTACCTTTTTAGGGCTTATGTCAGCTTCTGAGAGTTGAGTGGCCAGAGTATGACGTAGAGAATGAAGCGTAATGCTGCTGGGTAATTCTAACTTCTTCCTGACATTGGCAAAAGCCTTAGTTACTCTATCGGGGCCAAGCACGTTTCCTTTTTCGTCCATAAAAACGCGACAGGAGTCGTTTAAAATCCTATCAAGGGTAAATAGTCGTGCTTTAACAAAAACTAATTGCTTACGCAAAGCAGCCATGCTATAATCGTCCATTTTAAGTACGCGGTTGCCGTATTTGGATTTTGGTGGCCCTTCAATAAGACCTTTGCCAAGAGTTTTAATAATTTTATGGGAAACTGATATAGTATTGTTATTAAAATCAATATCGCCCCAGGTTAAGGCTATTATTTCAGAACGCCGCAAGCCGGAAGCAATATCTATCTGAAATATTCTAGCCATTTGCGAATCTTCTACCGAAAGAGTCATTTTGAGTAATCTTTCCATATCAGCATCGCTTATAACACCACGTTCCAGAGGAATATGTGTTGGCCGTTTTATCCTTGTTAGGGGATTACTGATCATAAGACCATCGTTGACGGCCCGATTCAGAATTAGTTTTAGTATCACATAGGTATGTTGTTTAGTCCTGGACCCGGCAGGTAATTTACCTAACCAGTTTCTAATGATGGGGACATTCAAATCTACTAATGGAACAGTACCAAGATAGGGAATGCAATGTTTGCGCATAATCAGGCCATAGCTCTCTACGGTTGCAAGTCCATTGTCAGAAGGTAGTTCTTGGCGGCGTTGCTTCAGATAAGTTTGAATATAATTTCCAACAGTATACTCATTATATTCAATATCAGTATACTTGGCCCGAAGGGCTCGTTCTTTTTCTTCTAATTCTTCCTCAGAGTAACCGTAAACATATTTGCAAATGCTTTTACCGGTTACGCTATCAATTCCTACCACGATTTTTTTCCTGAACCTTCCATCAGCACGACGTTTTAAATTTTTAGACATAAAAAATCATCCTTTCTTTTATTTGGAAGGATGATTGTGATATAATTATACCGTAAACATCCTTCCTTGTTGGGTTGGGGCTTACACGACCGTTTGGCGTTGCAGCGCTGGGCGGTCATTTTTTATTTGTTTATCCTTTTAAGTTTTTTTACCTTTTCATCAGAATCGGAAATATAATTATTGCCTTGTTCCCAATTCAGTTGTCAAGTATTTGTTGACAACTGAATTAGGAACAAGTTCACCTTCTTTTATACTATCATTTGACCTTGCAACGATAGACGGTTTCTTTTTATTTGTTTACTATTATAATCAGCTCAAAATATATAAATTTGCATTTTGCATAAAACGCAAATTGCTTTGTTCTATAATTAGCTGCAAATAGTTTTGGGATATTGAAGTTTTTTCATACTGGTGAACTTGTAAAAAAAACTTACAAGTTCAAACAAAAGCTAATCATTAGTTAAAATTTCCCATAATTTTTTGTTAATATAATATTTTTCTCGACCTTTTACAACTAGGTCTAAAAGACCCAATTCATATAATGTTTTTAAGTATTTAGAGGCTGTCTGAGATTTTGCAATATCATTTTTTACTAATAAATCTATTTTGCAATAAGGTCGCTCGAAGAGAACACTAACAAGTTCCTTAGAGTAAATTTGTGGAACTTTTTCTTTAAGTAAAATACGCATGTCTTCCTGAGCTTTATAAATATTTTTAATAGTATTTAGTGTTTTAGTAGACGTTTGTTCAACAGCGTCTAATATGTACAAAATCCATTTTTCCCAATCATTATTTTCAGTAACTGCTTTTAATGCTTTGTAGTATTCAAATTTATTTTCAATAATGTAATTTGAAAGATAAAGGATAGGAAAAACTAAAAGATCCTTTTGAACAAGGTAAAGAACATTAACAATACGGCCAACACGCCCGTTACCATCCGGGAAAGGATGAATACATTCAAATTGGTAATGGATTATAGCTAATTTTATTAACGGATCTATATCATCTTGAGTATCAGTGTTTATATAATTTTCTAAATTACTTAAAAGTCTTAAAATATCATGCTCGTTATCTGGTGGGGTATAAACGATTTCATTAAAAGCATTCTTTAATACTGTCCCAGGAAGACACCTAATTCCATCGGAACGTTTTTTCACAATTCTAAATAAATCAATAAAGACATTGACGGTAAGAGGCTTTTCTTCCTTTATTTTGTTGAAGCCAAACCACAAGGCTTCTTTGTAGTGCAATACTTCTTTGGTAGCTGGAGATATATTTAGATTAAGAGGAGTAGCTAGGGCTTGATATAGTTCATCATTGGTAGTGACGACATTTTCAATTTCACTTGATGCTTTTGCTTCCTGCAAGGAAAGGGAGTCAAGCAATAGAAATGGATTAGGTTGTGCGAATGTCCAGCCCCTTAGTTCAGCCAGTGCTTTATTTGCAGATATTGTCTTTTTCAGAATAGTTTTATTTTCTAATTCACAATTGGGAGGCAATAGTGGGAGTGAATTATATGCAATATTCTTGTTGTAAGTCATTTTAGCACCTCTTTCATAAAAAAATGCATTGAGTAATACCGTTATTAAACGTATGTATGCAATGAATACCTTTAAAAATAACGAAAATTTAAAGGTATTTTAAATATATGTTTATCGGATAAAGGTATATTGCAAATACCTTTAAAAAATCAATTAAAATCATCGTGTCTAAAGCTTAAATTGTAAAAAAGGTTGTTTTTACAATTTGCATATGCACTTTCGGGTAGTTATTTTTATTGCATAATTCCTTTTCTTTATTAGTTGACATTGCAAAACAACACCGTAAATTAATGCTTTTAATCGTCAAAAATATCAATTTATTAAAACTTTTAAAACATTTTTATCAGGGTAACTTAAGGTTACGAAATAGCTGGTTTTGATTTTTGCATTAAAGGCATTAGTTGCTTCTAATGTTCCCTTAACTGTCACTATGTTATCTTTACGGGTTACAAAATGGTCCCAATTAAAATCGGCAGATTTAGGAGAACGCAGCCTAGCTCTTACGGCATCGCGTGCAGCAACTACATATGAAGCTTCATTTTCAATATAAAAATCTTCGAATTTCGCAACAACTTTTTGTGGGAATAAACTGCTATAAAGAAAATTTCGTTTATATTTAATAAAATCAATATTTTTATCTTCCTTTAATTTAAAGATAAGGCCATCGAATTTACCAGATCCAACAATGTAAATATCTTTTTCCTTTCTAGGAGAGAGGTCTTCCGCCTTGGAAATGCCAACGCTTTTAAATATTTCAATTGCGGCTTTTTCTTGCTGGCTATTCATTCCTGTTTTGCTTGCAAGTTCGCTGCTACCACAGCCGGTAATTGCCAACATCATTGTTGCTAAAATAAAAACCATAAAAATTCTTTTCATAAAAAAATACCCCTTTTTGTTTATGCCGGAGGAACTCCGGTTTATTAACAGCCAAATGTCAATGAATATCCCCATAATATTTATGACCAGGCATTTTAAATTGCATAATCAGCAAGCAATTGATTTTAAAGTGAATCCCAAAAATCAACTTCATGAACAAGTATGATATTATTTCCATTTTTACGTAGGGTAATAGCCTTTTCAACTTTTCTTCCATAACAAGCAAAAGCCCAACACGGATTGCCATCATCACCAACTATAAGATAATTTGTATTAGAGGTTACAGTATCTTTATATATTCCATTGGCACTTTCTATTATTTTAGCAATATCATTACGCGTTGATTTAGAAGATTTGCCAGTAAAACAAAATAAATTGTTTTTGAATACTATGTTAGGATCAGTTGCACATATACCATTAATGGAAGTGCTTTGTTTAAGCTCAAGCAATTCCTGTTCAGTTAAAAGTTTCGATACTGGTATTTCACAAAACGTAGCGAAGTATTCTTTTAAAATGAGTTCTTCTTCTTGGGAAACTACACCATCTTCGAGAACAGAAAGAACTAAGCTATATATTTCATCATAGGGATAATTTGTAGCAAGATGTTCGCTATCAGCCAGCCAGCTTCTAAGACCTTCTAATTCTGATTTTGTTATTCTTGAATCAGCCAAAATGCCATGTAAAATGCCTTGCAATATTTGTAAATCACTAGTGACCATAGAATAGTAATTACTTTTACTTTGAAGGTTATTGCAAAGCCATAAAAGTTCTTCCTTTTCTTCATCAGTAATGATATTATCGGCAAGAAAATCTGATAAGGTTATAAGCAGTTCATTATATGGTTTAATATTTAAAAAATATTTGTGGGTTTCATACCAATTTTTCAGTTCACCAATTTCCTCATCATTGATTTTTTGATCTATAGAAATCCCATGAAGAATTCCGGCTAACGTATGTATGGATTTTTCAATAATCTGGGGCCTAGTGAATTTTAAATATGAGTTGTTATCGTAGTCATCAAGTTTGCAATTAAGGCAAGTATGGTTTATTAAAACATGGCCACAATTGGGGCAGCGTTCCATTAAAATCATCTCCTAAAATTATTTATGTCTGAGTTCTTCAAGCTCAGGAACATCACAATCTTCCTTACATACAAAATCTTTAATGTGTTTTAGTTCGTGTAAACAGGTTTTTAGATTTGATTCATAGGTTAGTTTTGAGTTTAGTATTATGTCAATGCTACCGTCTGGGTTTTCATGGCAGAAGCCACGAACTTTTGGCGGCAGGGGGTAGATTCTAGTGCGGGGAATAGGCGGCATTTCAATCGGAACTCTCCTTTTTCGTCATTTGATTGATAATGAGTGTTAGTGCTTTTACGTCTTCTGGTCGTAGGTTGCGAGTTGCATCTAGCAAAACGCGCCGGTCGGGGTTATCATAAAGTTCTTGTACAAGTTTGGCAGTTTCGGGATTATTGTAGTAACCGTTTTGAGGTGGTTCGGAAATTAGATCTGCTACGGAAATTCCAAAATATTTGGCCAAGATTTCTATTTTGTCCATTCTAGGGTATTTTTTACCATTAATCCAATCAGAGACAGTAGCTTGCCGGAATGACAATTCTTGTACTAATTCAGATTGAGTTTTACCAGAAACGTTCATATAATGTTTTAGATTTCTCGAAAAAGCTTTTTTAATTTCTTCTATAGTCATAATTTTCACCTCCAAGCAACATCATTATACCATAAAGCGTAAAATAATCAACAAAAAGCGTAATAACTTTCGCTTTTAGCGTTGACATATCGCTGAAAGCGATTTATAATAAGCGCAAGGAGGTGAAGGCAATGAGTGAATTAAAAATTACTATGGAAGCTGCAAGAAGAAACAAGGGGTTAACTCAAGAAGGTGTAGCCAAGAAACTATCAATAACAAGAGATACCTATAGGAAATTTGAAACCGGTATATCGTCACCAACTATAGAAATGGCGGCACGGTTTGCATCATTGGTAGCTTTGCCAATGGGGTGTATAGATTTTTCACGCCCAAAAATATCGCTAAAAGCGATGCAAAAAAGAAAGAATACTAAAATAGGGGACATAAAATGCAAATAAAACTATTCTAATTTACTTTTGGAAATAATAATAGCGCATAGGAGGGCAGCCCTAAGTAGAAGGGAGGGCATTAACATGGAGTACGTAGTTACTAGATATATGTTTAAGGACACTGGAAAAATTAACGGAAAAACGGCAATTGTAATAACACCAAAATGTGAATTTAAATTGCCAAAAGAAAACAGAGACCATTATTGGACGGCCTCTGTAGTACATAAAAGTTACGAGTTAGCAATAAAAGCACGTAATTTTATGCTATCTACAAATAAAATGCGGGGTTATAAACTTATCCAACTTGGTCAGCAATAAAAGCATTGATGTCGCTATTCGAATATATAAACGAAGAGGAGCAAAAATGAACAAAACTAAAGGCACAACAGCTATTGATAAGTTACAAGAAAAATTAGAATTAGTCGCTAATGACTATTTGGATTCCTTACAAAAAGAAATTAAAAAAGAAAAGCATACCAGTGAAGAAATGCTTGCCATCAATGACAGTGTGAGGGTACTTCATCATTTTATTGGCATGCTAATAGAATTAAAGAGATTCAGTCCAATGTAAATTAATAAATATAAGTAAGGGTGATGGTTAAAAATGAATGGATCAAAAACTTCAATGCATATAAATGAAAAAACTGAAAAAGAAAAGTACGAAAACAATGTAAAGGAAAAACTTAAAAATATGGTTGATGTTACTAGGGGAAATGAGGCATTGATGGAATCTGGCACTGTTAGTTCGGAAGAATTTGATTATTGGGCCGGACTTGAAATGGTCTATAGCGTTAAAACCACTAAAGCAGCACAACAGATATCGGGTTTGTTGAACGGATTGTCGATTAAGGAAGCTAATATTGCGCTTGATTTAACTAGAGAGAATATAAAACGACACTGCGTAATAAAAATCCGTTAACGTCTTAAGGCGTTTGTAATTATATCGGCGGCTACGTGCTCAGCTATAGTTATAAAAGATTTAAGGGATTCAATACAATATAAATAATGCAATTATAGCATTTTAGAAATGCGAGCGGAGTAGAGAAAAAGAAGCGTATATGGGAAAGGAGAATGAACATGGAAAAAATTGAAATACCGGTTTGGGAAAAGGCAGTTATTACAGTAACGGAAGCATCGGCGTTGGCCAGCGGTCTTAATACAGCAATCATTAGAGCTGAAGCATGGAAATCAATAGAAAATCATGTGGGTAACTTTCCTGCGTATAAGGTAGGTCGCAAGGTATGTATTATACGCGAAGGATTCCTAAAATGGTTAGCTGATCATGGAGCAAGGCATACTAAGTTTTCTGTTGAGGCGGCAGATAAGCAACTAAAAACTTTGCGAGAGCAACAGGAGCTGACTCCAATTCAACTTGGACGGGGGAGACCACGAAAGGTAAGGTGCTAAGCATATGGAAGAAATGGAAAAAGTTGTATTAACAAATAAAAAAGAACAAAAAGAAAATGAGATTGTTACCGATATATTAAATGTTCTTGTTGGTAGGCAAGTAACAATATCGGAAGCAATCTCAATTATCGAAGCAACAAAAGACAAAATATTAAAAACTAGAATTAACCTTTTACATAATAGCTGTTTTATTAATGCTGGGAGTTCTCAATGTAATTATCTTGGGTGTAAAAACATTGCGACAACATTAACTACTGATGAACAAGGGGTTACATATCCAGTTTGCATCAAACATACGGATTTAAGCTCAGTAACAAAAAAGGGCCTAATAAAACGAACTAATTGATAGTGTACTCTTTCCATGGAATACGGCTGGGATCGATATTTGCAAGAAATGCAACAATATCATGCCTGCCTTGATATGTGGGGATGCCTCGACTGTCCTGGGCCATAAGAATGATTGGTCTTCCTGGGAAAAAAGGTTGAAAAGATCTTCTAGCTCTTTCTATTTCAGAAGAATTTTGCAAAACAAAGCTTTTAACAATAACAATGGCAAAGGTAACATTTTGTTCGCGAATTAGTGCTCCTTGAAATTTCATCATAATCACCTCCTTTCTAAGGCGATTATAGCATAAAAAACAACAGTCAGGATGTGGTAAACAATGAAGAAATTATTTTTACTTATTCTTATAGCTGCCTTATTTATGGGCTGTGCGCAACCAACTAAAAATTCTTATATTATCACTAAAGAAGTAGTAACCGTCCATATGGGAGATACGGTGTGGGGGATTGCTAGCCGGTACAGTGGCGACATATATATGCTGGAATATTTGGAAGAGCTGAAGGCTTTGCCGGAAAACAAACAAGTTTTAAATGCTAATAGACCATTGCAGCCTGGCGACAAGATTACAGTATTGAAGGCAAAAAAATAGACTACCAGGTATGAAACTGGTGGCCTTAGGATAAGTCTAAAACTTATACAAGAAGGAGTGAGAGAAAGTGAAAGGTAAAAGTGAAATGCTAAGAAGGTTGGTCTGTGAAATAGCAATAATATGGACTGTAATAGATGGTATTTATTCGAATTTAAGCAAGGGAGCAGGTCTATTTAAGTCGCTAATACTCACTATTATGCCTTTAGTTTTTATCACAATAATTCTTTTGTTCCGCGAACCAAACGATTAAAGAAATTATTGCAAGGTAAATATATTTTGAATACTCACTAAAAGAATTATTACAAGGGTCTAGTTGACAGAGAAAGCTGTATATAGCTACATAAAAAGACACTTTACCTTGAATTTCCTTGTTTTGAATTAGCTTTCTAGTTTTAGTTATTAGCCGTTTTCTGGGATGTTTGTTCTCTTTAATGTGGTGTTGCTCAATAGGTGTTTGTTTTTGTTTAAAATCGTTTAAATCATTATCGACAAATTTTCTAAATTCTTCCAAAGGTAGTTCATGAAGACCAATACCTTGAATAGCTTCGAACGTATTTTGGTAAAGTTGCGTCGATTTGGAAATTTCAGTTAATAGATTGGAAAAAAGTGATGCATAGGTTTTTTTATCACCAATCATATCAGAGATAACTGATGCATAGGTTTTTTTATCACCAATCATATCAGAGATAACTGATGCATAGGTTTTTTTATCACCAATCATATCAGAAAAAAGTGATGCATAGGTTTTTTTATCACCAATCATATCAGAAAAAAGTGATGCATAGGTTTTTTTATCACCAATCATATCAGAGATAAGTGATGCATAGGTTTTTTTATCACCAATCATATCAGAGATAAGTGATGCATAGGTTTTTTTATCACCAATCATATCAGAGATAACTGATGCATAGGTTTTTTTATCACCAATCACATCAGAAATGAGTGATGAATAAGTTGTTTTACCACTAATAATATCAGAAACAAAAGTAGTAGTAGCGGCTTTTTCAATAAAGCTATTTAATTCATAAATCATTTTAGAACTATTCATAGTATTAATTATATTTTGGATACCTTCTAAAGGGTGGTTTATTGAGTTCAAATGAACAGCATAAGTGCTATTAACGGACTGCAGCATATGATTTGCTATTCCCATGGAGTTTTGGAGAGCAACAGCTTGAGCACTATTTTTTTTCACAATGATCACCCTTTTTGTTTTTAGTTGTAACACAGGAGAAATTTAGATACGGATACGCTTGAAATGCCGACACATTGAAAAGTATAAACTTGAGCGAACAATTTGTTAAAGAGAGAGTGAAATTATGTCAACTTATAACATATGCAAAAAAATAGGACTAAAAGATATACAGATAAAAACAACTCGTTCATCTGCCAGATTTAGTAAGGATACTGGTCGAAAGAAGATAAGTTATCATGACCATCCATTGTCAGCTTCAATTTTTTGTCAAGGGTCAGAAGTTCTTTTAACATATTGCGGACATCGGCAGTTCGTTTCTTCATGGGAATCTCCATTATCTCGTCTTTTCTCATCTCAATTAGCATGTCTAAAAATTCAAAATCATCACTGTTAAATACGGATAATTTAATAGAGTTTAGCTTACTAATAAGATCATACGTAGCAACTGTTAATAATTGTAACTCTGGAGATTTGATGTTACCTTCCTCAATGTCCTCTCTAAAGTCATAAACTAAATCTAAGAGAATATCTACTTCATCAAGATTAAAGGGTATTGATGCCACAAAAACAACTCCTTTCAAATTTTCCTCTAGATAAGTATATCATTTTGAGAAGTATAAATGGAAGTGCAAGGCATCGGACGAAAGTGAGCAAAAAAATTTAAATGGGGGATGAACTGATGTCAAATTATTGTGACGAAAACAAAGCAAAATTGAATAATGGGCAAATTAATGGCTTAAAAAAAGAGCTGAACAAAAGTGATAATAGTATAGATTACAAAGACTTTGTTGGAGGATTTGAGATTTTATATTTATTGTTTTGCCAAAAGTTTGCGGACCGAGCAGAACCAACAGCAGAAAATATGATTTTGCTTAACGAAGCTTATAAGAATATTAAAGTTACCAACCCAAAAACTTAGTAGCAGCAGCTACGATAAAATTGCCTGTTGCGGCTTGTAATGCACTAATCAACAAAGCGTTGACAGGTTTCAGAAGTTTTTCGAATTTTATGGATGACGAAATTGTAGATGATGTTTCGGCAATAAGATCTGGAAATATTAATTTCAATTCTTCTTTTTCTGCAGGTGTTAATTCTGACATCATTTCAATAATTTTATCAGCTTCAGCAATAAGTGCTTCAGTCCAAGGGAATGGAGAACCACAGTTGTGACAATAGGCTGGTGGAGTATATTGATCTTTTTTTGTCAGACAAGTTGTAAAAGAATAATATTTTGAAGAATTAGTTAGTGGGCTACATGATAATGCTTCATGATTTTCTGAATGATAACATCCTTGAATCTTTTTTTTGCAATTTGGGCATTCATGAATAGTGGCGGCGTTACATTGTGGGCAGTAGTTTTTTCGCTCCACAGGTTGGCTTTCATAATGAATGGTAATAACATGACCGTTTTTACAAATTTCTGCTGTATCGTAAAATCTTCTAACTTCGGCCATAATAATCACTCCTTGTTTTTATTCTAATTATATCATCATAAATTTTAAAAAGCTAAAGTTAAGACATGAAAGGAGTAACTAAATTGGCGGCATATAACACTTGTAAAAAATGTGGTGCTCACCTAGATCCAGGAGAAAAATGCGACTGCGAATATCGCAAGGCCCTAGATATCGTATCAGGTGAACATCGAAAGCCTGTAGTTCATACATTAAAAATACAAAAAAAGTTTTTTAACGATATAGTGCGAGGGTATAAAAAGTTTGAATTACGTCGTTTTGACAGAGATTTTAAAGTAGGCGACAAAATATTTTTATCAGTTTATGAAAATGATGAATGTAAAAACGTAGGAATAATAGTAAAAATAATTTATATCCTTTCAAATTGTCCACAATTTGGGTTACATGAAGATTATTGTATTTTAGGGATTGAGGTGGAGAAATGAGTATAGTAGTTAATTATTTTACCTGTCAGCAACCTATTAAAGTTGACTATCGTATTTATGAAGATGACTTGGACAAGTCACTTATCACTGTGGTTACAAAAAGTGTACAACCACATCCGGATTTTCAAAAAGCTTGCTTGGCTGTTTATGACATGATTCGCAGGTTTTGCGAATTCGATAAATTAACAGAAAAGCTCATTGGTGATTTAGACCTTTATGAAGCTGATGGAGCGCAGTCGTTAAAAGTAGCAGAAAGCAATGCTGAGTGGAATAAGTTAATAGTACCGCAAAAAATATCATTTCCAACCTCAGATAAAAAGGGCACAGGAATAAAAATTAATTTCATGTTCAAAGTAGTAGATTTTGGCGGAGAAATAAAAATGGTCACACCTACATATTGGGATGCAGATTTAACGTTGGAAGAAAAGATGCAGATAGAAATAATGAAGCAAGAAGCGTTTGCCTATGCACACAAAAACAAACAGGCACAAACGGAACTTGAATTTAGAGAAACAAATAATGCTTATCAAGGAGACTAAACATGAACAAGATTATTATTCTAGGCCGTTTAACTCATAACCCGGAAGTAAGTATGACACCAAGTGAGAAGATAGTTTGCACTTTTACATTGGCGGTAGATAGACCATATATTAGTCAAAGCGGTACAAGAGAAGTGGATTTTATCAATATAGTAGTATGGGGCAAAGTTGCTGAAGTGTGTGGAAATAATGTATCAAAGGGACAAAGATTACTGATTGAGGGCCGGCTGCAAATACGCAATTATATAGCTAAAGATGGCAATAAAAGATATGTAACCGAAGTAATTGCAAACAGTGTTGAATTTATTGAACGTAAAAATACCGTAGGGACTATTGGTGGACGTGAACAATCTGCTGCTAAAAGTAGTATGGATAGTTTTGGAAAAACAGTAGCCTATGAAGAGGAGATTCCTTTTTGACTAGGTGGGAAGAGTACGATGATGCTGATTTAGTACGATTGGCGGCAAAAGGATGTTTGAAGTCAAAAGATTTATCCAGACTAACAGGAAAAAATATGCCACCTAAAACAGTATCGCTTGGGATAAAAAATAAGTATGGAGCAGAAGTAAGTATGTTATGTCGGCATAAATTCGATAGCAAGCGAGAAGGGCAAGAATACCTGCGGTTAATATCTATGCAGCAGTCAGGAGAAATAAAAGCTATAGAGCTGCAGCCTAAGTTTGTTTTACAAGAAAGTTTTGAACATGCAGGTATCAAGTACAAAGAAATTTGTTATATAGCAGATTTTAAAGTAACAGATAAAGATAATCATATTTATTATATTGACGTAAAGTCGGAAGCAACAGAGAAGAATGCAGTTTATCGTATTAAACGTAAATTATTGTTAAATAAGTTTCCGGAGCTTGATTTTCGGGAAATAATATAAAATCGTCAAGCGTGGAGTACTATTCTGCGTTTGACGTTGTTTTGCAAAAGCCCAAAAAGTATTTTCCTTCATTATATAAATAAATTAATAGCTAGGGGATGCATCCCCTTTAGGCTTGTTACTATATATTAACTTGATAACCAGGAGAGATGAATATGTATAAAAAGAAAACTTATATCTGTGGGCAAACAATCGAAATAGAGAAAATTCATACATTCCTTTGCCACGGTAAAAATATTCATCGGTCTAAAAGAATAAATAAAACTAACGAGTTCGTAGAAAAGCAAAATGCTAAAAATGCTTTTAAGAAATATCGTAGGTTAGTTAATGCCAACTTTGAGCCTGCTGATTATCATATTGTTTTACACTACGATAAATGGCATAAAACGATGGACACTGAAATTGCTAAAAAAGATTTACAAAAGTTTTTAAGAAAGTTACGAACTATTTTAAAAAAGCGTGGGGCTGAATTAAAATATGTTTCCGTAACTGAATATGGAGAAAACTCTATTCATCACCATTTAATTATAAAAAATAATATAGAGCCAGCACTTATAGCAATGGCATGGGAATGTGGCAGCGCTAATTTTAGATCATTAAAGCCAAACGGAGATTATACCGAACTAGCGAGTTATCACATGAAGCAGGTAGAGAAAAATCGCAAGGAAGGTAGAGGCGTATTCAAAAAACGGTGGAACCAATCTAGTAATCTTATTATTCCAGAGCCCATTGTAGAAATAGTAAGAGCTGACTCATGGAGGCAGGACCCAGTAGTTCCGGTTGGATATGTTTTAGTACAGGATAGTTTAAGTGTTGGAGTTAGCGAGATTACAGGTTATCCATATCAGTATTATAGATTGGCAGCAATACCAAAGTTTAAAAATCAAAAAGCTAGAAGAAGGGAACGTGAAAATGGAAGCACTAGACGAACGAACGTTAAGTGACATTAATCATTATTTGTTTTATGCAGATGTGTTGCGAGTTGCAGTAAAGGAAGCAAGGGAATTGCAGGATGCACGTGGAGTTACAACAGGAGGATGTGGCCACGCTGTTGTAAGTGACCCGACAGCACAAAGAGCTATTAAACATGCTACTGCATTAAAAAGTGTTTTAATAATAACGCCACCACGAGGGGAGGAGTATGTCCAAAATCCTGAAGGGTGGCTTAGATTGATTGATAAAGTCTATAACCTTTATGAGAATCAATTAGTTGGTAAATGTATGAAACTACGGTATGTGCAGCACAAGAACCCATTAACAATCATGGTCATTATGGGGATTAGTAAGAATACCTACTATCGGTGGAGAGATGAATTTATAAATGATGCCGCTATGTGTGCAGTATCAAGTGGATTAATAGACATAAAAAAACATAGGAAAAAGTAATAGCAGAAAGTGCGGTACTTTTTTGCTGTTTTGTCGTGCTAAAATACTAGTGTCAGAATTAGGCAGTACAAACTACACATGTAACCTTCCCTTTGGGGCACGCAGATTAACGCTACGTGCCTTTTATATTGCAAAAAAGGTGGGCTGAGGATTTGGTCATTAGTCCTCGCGCGCGTATATGGTAGGAAAAGGTACTTCCGGGGAAAAGAAAAGGCCGAGGGTCTTTCGAACCCCGAAAACAGTCTAAATTTGCACAAAAAAATTCTGACATTTACTTACAGGAGGTGGACAAGAATGGCAACAAAGATTTTTGCGGATTTAACACAAATAAAAACAACTTCTGATGGATTAGCTAAAAGCTTTGGCTTGACTCGTCCACGAATAATACAACTGGCTAACGAAAATGTTTTAGAAAGAGATAAAGCCAGTAAATATGAGGTTGCAGGGAATGTATTGAATTATATTAACTATTTAAAAAAGCAAGGTGAAAGTGCAACTTCAGGACCGGAAGGACAGGTGGATTATTGGCAGGAAAAAGCGCAACACGAAAAAGTAAAAAGAGAGCTGGCGGAAATTGAATTAGCTAAAAAGCTGGGTCAAATACATGGGGCTGAAGACGTAAAACTCGTTATGAGTGAAATGCTTATAAACCTTCGGACAAAGTTTCAAGGATTTCCTACACAATTATCGCAGTCATTAGTGGGTAAGAATCAAGAACAGGTCTATGAAATATTAACTATTGCGGTAGAGAAATTACTTGCTGAAATGTCAGAGTATAATCCCAAGCTTTTTGATACTGAGATAGAGGATGAAGAATATGTTAGTCCAGACTAACATAAAATTGACCTATGACCTGTTCAAAAACATTATAAAAAAATGTCTGCAGCCAATTATTAAAATAAGCGTTTCTGAATGGGCTGATAAATATAGAGTACTAAGCAGTGAATCAGCAGCAGAACCTGGCAAATGGCATACGGATAGAGCACCGTACCAACGGGAAATAATGGATTCCTTTACTACACCGGCTATTCACAAGGTTGTATCAAAACTTGCTAGTCAAACTGGTAAGTCAGATATGTTAAACAACGTATTGGCACGTTTTGCTCACATAGATCCTTGTCCAATTATGCTTGTTCAGCCAACAATTGACATGGCACAAGATTATTCAAAAAGTAGAATAGCGCCGATGCTGCGTGATACAAAAGTGCTCAAAAAGATGTTTCATGATGTCAAGTCCAAAGATAGCGACAATACTATATTGTCTAAACTCTTTCCAGGTGGAAGACTCATTATGTGCGGTGCGAATAGCCCTACTGGCTTAGCATCAAGACCTATTAGAATACTTCTATGCGATGAGGTTGACAGATTCTGCAAATCAGCAGGGACGGAAGGTGATCCGGTAGCTTTAGCATCAAAAAGAACCACAACATTTTGGAATTACTGCGTAGGATTATTTTCAACACCGACATTGGCCGGAACAAGTCGCATAGAAGCCGAATACAATTCTGGGACAATGGAAGAGTGGCAGCACGAATGTCCTAATTGCCACGAATTTTCTTTGATTAAATACGCAAATCTGCAAATTGATTACGAAGAAAGTAAAAAAAATGACGGTTCGCGCTTAATTACTATCAAAAGCATCTTATACCATTGCCCCCATTGCGGTTTTGGTTACGATGAACAAACAATGAGAAACCAACCACAAAAATATGTTGCTAAAGCTCCTGATGCCATAAAAAATGGCGTACGGAGTTTTTTTGTTAATGCTTTTTCTTCTCCGTGGATACCTTGGAAAACAGTGGTACAAGAATATCTTGAAGCCAAAGGTGACCCAGAAATGGAGAAGGTTGTTGTTAATACACGCTTTGGTGAAGTATACGAACCCAAAGGAGAATTTGCAGATGAAAATATTTTCCTGCAGCGCAGAGAAGATTACGAAGCAGAATGCCCACAGGGTGTTTTGTTATTAACAGCTGCAGTTGATGTGCAAGACAACAGGCTTGAGTATCAGGTTAATGGTTGGGGAGTGGGCGAAGAATGTTGGGGTATTAAAAAGGGCATCATTATGGGTATTCCCGATGAAGGGCGTACTTGGGATGAACTTGACATTGTATTGGATAAAGCTTATCAGCATGCCAATGGCCGTAAGCTTTTAATAAGCAGAACCTTTATAGATTCAGGTGGCCATTATACAAAAAATGTTTATGAATATTGCCATAAAAATGCAAGAAAACAACGCTTTGCAATAAGGGGTATGCCGGGTGATGGTATTCCATTAATCTATAAGCCTGGTAAAGCAAAAGAATACAATGTTTTCTTAATGTTGTTAGGAGTGGATTCAGGTAAACAACAAATTATGGATAGGCTTGCTATTGAAGAAAAAGGCCCTAAATATTTCCACTATCCTAAAGATATTGTAGGAGAAATCCCTAAGGGGTTTGACGATGTTTATTTCAAGGGCTTGATAGCAGAGAAAAGGGTACCACGAATTGAGCGTGGAAGGTTAGTTACTAAGTGGGTGAATATAGCCCCTGATAAGCGCAATGAACCTCTTGATTTAAGCGTTTATAGTTTAGCGGCTCAACAAAGCATTAATCCTAACTGGGAAAGGCTACAAAGCGTTATTGATGATTCATATGAAAATAAAAAGGCAGAAACTAGTAATAAAAAACCTCAAAGGAATCAAGGCTACGGAGGGATAACGCAAACTATAGTGTAGGAGGAAATAATGGATAAAGCGGAACTTGAAAAACAGCTTAATGCGGCCTATCAGGCACGTGAAAAAACGATGATTTCTCAAGAATATAAAATTGGATCTCGCTACAATAGGCGGGCTGATTTGGATAAGATTCAAGCTGTTATTAAAGATTTAGAATCAAAGCTAGCAAATGGCAATTTTAACAGTGGCAATGGAAATAGCCGCAGGGTTATTTTGATTGACAGATAGAGAAGAGGTAGATAAATGAGTATGAGGAGAGCAGGTTGGCGTAATAAGGCAAGACAGCCAACAGCGAATAAGATACCGAAGACTGCTACGACAAATGTTATACGAAGAATTCTAAATACCGGTTATGGCGAACATGCAGCCAATCATCAAAGTGGTAGCATGATGGGGTGGAATCCCATGGCATCGTCTCCAACTTCTGACATTGATGCACATTTGTATGATTTGCATAGTCGTGCACGTGATTTGCAGATGGGAAATGCTGTAGCTAATAGTGCTATTAACACTTCACGTACTAACATTATTGGTGCAGGGCTTAAGGCAAGGCCTCGTATAGCGAGAGAAATATTGGGTATGACTGCTAATCAAGCTACAGATTGGGAACGAAAGACTGCAAAGGAATTCGAGCTATGGGCTGATAGCAAAAACTGTGATTTATATAGGCAAAACAATTTCTATGATATTCAGGACATTAATTTTATAGGCTATATGACTAATGGTGATGCTTTCGCTTTGCTTAAATATCGTCAAGCTACGACTTTAAACCCCTATCATTTGCGTATTCAGCTTATCGAAGCAGATAGAATAAATAATCCTGATAGCAGTGCTTTTATTCAACCAAGTTATAGCGTTGTGACACGTAATCCAAATAACGGAAACAGGATAGTGAGCGGAGTAGAAATAGATTCAGATGGAGCTGTTATTGCTTACTGGATTTGTAATAGGTATCTTTATGATATGACCAATACTATAGATACGCCGAAATGGGTAAGGGTATTGGCTAAAAATGAAGAAACGGATATAGCTAACGTATTACAAACGGCACATATTGAAAGGCCTGAACAATACCGCGGTATTCCATTTCTAGCACCTGTTATGGCAACGCTTAAACAAGTATCAAGGTATACTGATGCCGAGCTTACTACGGCTATAATTCGCTCATTTTTAAGCTTGTTCTTTACGCAAGAGCAAGGTTCAAATGACATGGGTTTTCCTTTAGGGAATACTTACGGCGATGATGGAGAAAAAGAGGGCATAGATTTAGATCTAAATAGATTTAAACTTGGAGCAGGAACACTAAATAAGCTACCTCCCGGTTATGATGTAAAGACCGTAAGTTCTACTGATAACATGGACAGCTATGAAGTTTTTACAAATACACTGTTGAAACAAGTAGGAGCTGCATTGGAAATACCGTATGAAGTTCTTATGAAGCATTTCCAAGCTTCTTATTCAGCTGCACGTGCTGCTTTATTGCAGGCATGGTCGGCTTTTTCTATGCGCCGTGAGTGGTACACAAGAGACTTTTGCCAGCCGATATATGAAGCGTGGCTGGCAGAAGCGGTATTCCTTGGCAGGGTAGAAGCCCCAGGCTTTTTTGATGATCCTTTGAAACGCAAAGCATATTGCAAGGCTCTTTGGTATGGACCTGTTATAGGAGTTTTGGATCCTGTGAAAGAGGCTCAAGGGGCAGAAAAACGCATCAACCTAATGCTTAGTACTCGTGAAAAAGAAAGCTTAGAAATGACTGGTACTCAATATGAGGACAACATGGAAGAGCTTGCCAGGGAAAAGGCCTTGGCAGAACACTACGGTCTTACAATTCCTAATGGAAAGGGGGGAAAGCAACAGTGAAATTTTGGAAAATAGTTAATGAGGCTGCAGAACAAGCGGAGCTTTTGCTCTATGGCGAAATATCTAATTCCACGTGGTGGGGTGATGAGATTACGCCACGTGATTTTAAAGCAGACCTTGATGCGCTTAGTGGTAAAGATGTATTGGTACGTATAAATTCTATGGGTGGTGATGTATTTGCTGCTCAAGCTATATACAACATGCTTAAAACATATAAGGGTAAAGTCACGGTAATGGTTGATGGGTTGGCGGCATCAGCTGCCACTATTGTCATGATGGCCGGGGAGATAGTTACTGTTCCGTCTAATGCCATGGTTATGATTCACAATCCGTTAACTGCGCTTTGTGGCTATTATAATGCTGCAGATTTACAGAAGCTTGGTGCGGTCCTTAGTACCGTAAAAGGCAGTATTATAAATGCCTATCTTACTAAGACAGAAGATAAATGTGATAAAAGTACGGTGGCCAAGCTAATGGATGAAGAAACGTGGTTAACTGCAGATGAAGCGGTAAAATATGGTTTTGCCGATTATGTAGGTGAAGAAATCGTTGATATGGCGCTAAATGGGAGCGCTTTAATAGTTAATAGCCTTAAATTTGATAAAGTACCGAATTTACAAGGTTTACGCAATCATATTAAAGTTCCTAAAGAAATTGAAAACAAGTTGAAAAACAAGGAGGATGTAAAGATGTACAAAACTGTAGATGAATTAAAAAAAGATTGCCCAGACCTGTGCAAACAGATTGAGGACAGTGCTGTCGTACAAGCCTTAGAAACAGAAAAAGCACGTATTAGCGCTTTGGATGCTTTAGATGTAGAGGATAACCCGACGGTTCACGCCATGGTAACTAGTGCTAAGGCAAAAGGTTTAACTGCTGAGAGCATTAAAGACTTTGTGACTATTGCTAAAGACAATGCACCAACGCTTGTAGATGTTGTTCCAGAGTCAACGACTAAACCGGAAGAATTTATTAAAAATCAAATTGCCGGTAATAAAGCTAGCGGAGTGGAAGGCGTTAAATCTGCACCACAGGATATTAATTCCAATGCTGCAGAAATGGAAATGAAAGCTGCCGTTGGTGTAATGGTTAATGCTTTAAAAGGAGGAAGAAAATAATGGAAAGAATTGAAAAAGTTATAGAAGCCACATATCCGATTTTGGTAGCAGAGACTACTCCGGAACCAAGAACAGAAGCAGTAACAATACTGTCCGGGTCAGGCATTCTTAAAGCAGGAACAATTCTTGGTGTTGTTAAGGCTAGTGGTAAATATACAATTGTTGATGCAACAAAAGAAGATGGCAGTCAAAATGCTAAAGTAATATTAAGTGCACCTGTAGATGCCACGGTTACTGATGTGAAAGCAGTTGTTTATACCGTTGGTGTATTTAATCCAAATGCTTTAACAGTGGCGGAAGCAGACACAGTGTCTGCACACAAAGATGAATTACATTTGCGTAGCATTTTCTTTGCTACAGCTGACTAAGGGAGGAAATATAATGCCAGTAAATATTAATAGTACACTTTTTATGCTTCAGGCCTTGGAACAAACTTTCGGAGCCCCATCTTTCTTTAAGGATACTTTCTTTCCAACCCCAGTAACTAGTCCAACAGAGGAAGTTTTGATTGATTACCGCAAAGGTGACCGCCGCTTAGCACCATTTGTTAACGAAGGTGCTAGTGGTAAAAATGTAACACGCAATGGTTTTACGACTTTAAAATACAAGCCACCTATTATGATTCCTAAGATTCCTCTGACTGCTCAAGATTTGCAGCAAAGAGCATTTGGTGAGCAAATTTTTTCAAAATTGACGGCTCAAGAACGAGCTATGACAATCAGGGCAAAAGATTTAAATGATTTGCGTATGCTTAATGACCGACGCACAGAGTGGATGTGCGCTAAATTATTAGTTACAGGGTCTGTTCCTATCAAAGGGTATACCGATGACGGGGAAACGTTTATTGAAGATACCATGACTTTTGACTGGAATCAAAAAGAAACATTGACTGGTGCGGCTACATGGGATAAGTCGACTGCTGATATCTATGGCGATATTCAAGACATGTTTGACACCATTTCTACAAATAGCTCAAACAATCCTGATGTAATGGTTATGGCTACAGATGTAGAGAAAATGCTTTTGTCTAATGAAAAATTCTTAAAACTGTTGGATACCAGGTATTTGAATGTTGTTAATTTTGTTCCCAAAATACAAAAGCCGGGAGTTCGTTATATTGGGACTATAAATGAATTTGCGTTAGAAGTATATGTATATACAGCACAATACAAAGATGATGATGGAAAAATGAAAAAATATTTGCCGGATTCTACAGTGATTATGGGTATTTCAGGCCGTGGTTCATTACTTTATGGTGCCATTACTCAAGTTAATCCAGATACTAAAGTGTTTGAAACTTTTGAAGGAAGAGACGTTCCTAAGATTTGGGTGCCAGATGGTAAAGATGTTCAAATGCTGCGTCTAGGACGCCGTGTTGTACCAAAGCCGGAATTTACTGATGATTGGTACACCCTTGTGGTGAAGTAAATATAAGTACCATTGCGGTTTTATCCGCTATAGTGTCTCAATTTTATAAATGTTTGGTGAATTGAGACACTAATTCTAAATTAAGGAGGAAACAATGGCTAAGAAATCTATTTTAATTAAACGATTTTTCGTTCGTATTGAAGGCAAAAAATATGGAAAGGATTCTATTGTTACGGTTGATTCTAATTTAGCAGAGCAATTAATTGATAACGGTGAAGCTACGGCGGTATCTAGTACTGTAGCTAAAACAGTAGCAAAGGAAGCTGCGGCAGTATCAAATAACGATGCTGATAAGGACAATGGAAACGATGAAACTTCTAAATTGCCTGATATTGATCCAGCTGTAAATGTAAAATAATAATGGAGACACTAAAAGACCTTATTGCTAATGACAACAAAAATATTTATTTGGATATTAGAGAATTTGGTTCAAAGCATAATATAGATGGTAAAGAAATAATAGCTATATTAGATGAAGATGTGTTGCAAGAGCGGCGGCAAGTTAAGATTGAGCAATACCCAGGAGCTTTTGTAAGTGATAAAGTGCTTTTTGTTATCAAAGAAGATCTAGGATATTGCCCGACTTTTAACCAAAGCATGAATATTGATGGGCAGTATTACAATGTTACTAAGGCAATAGACTCGGATGGGATTTTGGAAGTGCAACTAGGAGCGAACGAATCATGATTAGCATTGATACTAAAGATTTGGATATGGCTAAAATATTGCTTGGTGGAGTTAAAAATGGGATGGGAAAGGCCGCAAGCAGAGCAATTAACCGTGCTTCTACAACTGCTAAAACAGCTATATCAGTAGAGACACGAAAAGAATACGCAGTTACGGCCGGAGCAATAAAGCAAACAATTGCAGCTCAGAAATCATCTAGCAGTAGATTAAAGGCATCAATTACCACAAAAGGCAGCCCCATTCTTTTAGGGGAGTTCAAAGTTAATCAAGGTAAAAATGGTGTCACCGCAAAAGTAAAAAAGGGAAATTCACCCAAAGTTATTAATCGTGGATTTATTGCACACTCAACTAAAAGCGGTTTTGTGGGAACTGTAATCAGAACGTCATCGAAAGGATATCCAATAAAAGTAGCTTATGGTCCATCCGTGCCTCAGATGGTTGGCAATGAAAAGGTTTCAAAAATAGTAGAAGATAAAGCGCAAGAAACATTGAATAAACGCTTTGCTCACGAAGTGGAAGCTGTTTTGAAAGGATATGGTAGTAAATGACACCAGTCACATTTTTAGATGATTTATGTGCGTTCATACGTTGCAAAGTAAATGGTTATGTTTTCAATAATGAAAATGATGATAACGTTAAAATTGTTGTATATGCGCAAGAACTACCAAAAAAATCTGACCATACACAGAGATATTGCCCCTTTATTTTATGCAGTATCATTGACGGAAAAGATGATGAAGTAGAATCAACAATTAAAATACGGATATATTTTGGAACGATAGATAGAGACCCAGTAGATAGCTGGAGAAGTCTTGTCAATCTCATGGTACATGTAAGGCACGCACTTTTGTCAAATCGTACTTTAGTTGTTAATAAAAAAAGAAAGGGTAGTTTGATATTGCCATTAACTTATATGATTAATCAAGAACAAGCACATCCCTTAATGTATGGCCAAATGGATGTCACATGGCAGATGTACCAACCAGTAGAGGAGACAGTTAATTATGACGGCCTCGTATAAAAAAATGAAAAATATAAAGCAACAGTTAATTTATATTGGTCCATCTTTGACCGGAAATAAACTTACGCAGTATACAGTTTTTATTGATGGGTATCCAACTCATCTAATAGATATTTTTGAAGAGCATCCTCATATCAAAAAATTATTTGTAGAAATTGAAAAGTTTGCTGATAGCTGTAAGGAGCGGGATACTATTGGTACTCCGTTAAATAAATATTATAAAGAAATTATGGAGGTATAAAAATGGCATACAGACATGGTATTTATGCTAGTGAATTGCCTACGTCAATTGTTCCACCGGTTAACACGGAAGCGTGCTTGCCGGTGGTTTTTGGTACGGCGCCAATTCATCTAGCAACTAACCGCGCAGCGACAAATAAACCAATTTTGCTTTATAGCTATGCTGAGGCAGTAGCCCAGTTTGGTTATTCTGAAAACTGGGGAGATTATACTTTATGTGAAGCTATGTATAGTCAATTTTGTTTGTACAATGTTGCACCGGTGGTTTTCGTTAATGTTTTGGATCCTGCTGTTCATAAGACTGCAGTGATAAAAGAAAGTTTGGCTTTGACTAACGGGGTGGCAACACTTACAGACCCAATCCTTTTGGAAACATTGAAAGTTAGAGTAAATGAAGCTGGCCAAGATTTGGTAATCGGGACTGATTATGAAGCTATTTACAACGATAGTGAACAAATTATTTTGACTGCATTAGAGGGTGGGGCTTTGGCATCTGCAGAAACTTGTTATTTATCTTACGATAAAGTTGACCCAAGTAAGGTTGCTGATACGGATATTATTGGCGGCATTAGTGTTACAACAGGTGAATGTAGGGGGTTAGAAACTTTAAATCAAGTATTTCCTTTGTATGGAGTCGTACCAGGCATGATATTAGCTCCTGGGTGGTCACAGGTTCCTGCTACAGCTGCCGTTATGAAGGCTAAAGCAGCAACAATAAGTACATTTTTTGGTGCGGTAAGTATTTGTGATATTCCTGCAGATAATACAGTAAGTAAATATACTGATGTATCATCTTGGAAAAATCAAAATAATTACACAGGAAATGACCAAGCGGTTTGTTGGCCAATGTGTAAACTAGGTGGCGTAGTATACCACCGTTCTACACATTTGATGGGTGTTATTGGGGTTCTATGTTCCAACAATGATGATGTACCCTATGAAAGTCCTTCTAACGTTAGTATCCAATGCGATGCTAACTGCTTGGAAAATGGAACAGAAATTATAATTGGCCCTGAACAGGCAAATTATCTTAATGGGCAGGGAATTATTACAGGGTTGAACTTTAGTGGCGGCTGGAAGATGTGGGGCAATAGGACGGCTTGTTATCCGACTAATACTGACCCGAAGGATGCCTTTTTGTGCCAACGCTTGATGGTACACTGGCACGCACAAACATTTATTTTGACCTATTTTAGTAAAGTAGACCGGCCTATGAGTAAGAGGCTAATAGACACTATAGTAGATAGTGAAAATATTAGACTAAATGGGTTGGCGGCCAAGCAATATATTCTTGGCGGGTACATTGAATTTGTATCAGATGAAAATGCTCTTACAGATTTGATTGATGGTAAAATGACGTTCCATACGCATTGGACACCTCCTGTACCGGCACGTGAAATAGTTAATACGATTGAGTTTGATACATCAAACTTTAGTAAGTTATTTGAATAAGACAAAAGGAGGGAAAATATATGAGTGGTGCAAATCTTATTCCAGAAAAAGTAATTGCTTTTAGAGTGTACAAAGATAGTAATGATCTCTTGGGCGTTGCAGATGTTACTTTACCATCATTAGACTATATGACATCTACGACAAAAGGTGCTGGTATAGCGGGCGAACTGGAGACACCTACCATTGGCCATTTTGGAAGTCAAACAATCAAGATGAGCTTTAGAACTTGTGCAAAATCTTTAACATGTTTGAGCGCACCTAAAGCACATCACCTTGATATTAGGGGGGCTATTCAGGTAGCAAACGCTTCTAGCGGGGCTCTGGAGACACGCCCTTTAAAGGTTGTCGTTCGTGCTTATCCAAAAAAGATTGATCCTGGTAAGTTAGAAGTTGCGTCAGCTGCCGGAGCATCTGCAGAGATGGAGTGTTCTTATATTAAGATTACTTTAAATGGTGAAACGGTCACGGAAATTGATAAGCTAAACTATATTCACAAAGTGGATGACACCGATGAGTTGACAGCGGTACGTGAAGCATTAGGATTAGCGTAATAAAGTTTAAATTAAAATGCCCGCTTATGCATAGCATAGGCGGGTATCAACGTATAGGAGGAAATTATGGATATAGAAAAACTGGAAAAAGGGCTTGAAAAAATGACGGGATACGATTACGAGAAGGCTGAAAAAGAGGCTCGTAGTTTAGGGGAAACGGTGCCAGAGATTACGTTTTCTAAAAAGTTTCAATGTATTTTGGCGGCGAGAGCATTGGACAAAAATGTAGACGATATCTTGAGTTTAAATATTCAGAAATACGCAGAGATAACAGTAAGTGTGTTCAATTTTTTGATAGGGAATATGGTACCACAAATCCAAGCAAATGCCACAAAAAAATAGCTGTAAAACTTCATGAATATGGTTCTGTAGACTATTGGATGAGCAGAGACGTGGCATGTATTAATGAGTGGTTAGACGTAATTAGTGAAGTGCAAAAAGAAGAACCCCACTAACATTAAAGTTAATGGGGTTTTAAATAGGGTACTTTTCATCAATTTTTTTAAAAGCTTTTCGTTCTTTGTGAGAGTCACTTAGAAAGTCAATAAATCCAAAAACACCACCGGCAACTACAACAAGGATGAATAAAATTGCAAGTATCAACACATGAATCACCTCTTTGTTCATTATACCATAATTTCAGGAAAGGAGGAACAATATGGCCAACATTTTCACTACGGCATTTGTAATTAATGGTGTTTTAAACTCAAGTTTCACATCGTCATTTGGACGTGCTAATAAGCAAATTGGAAATATTTCTAAATATATTGGTCAGGTTAAAGTTGCACAGACAAATTTAAATGCAAGTTTTCTTAATGGTGCAATAGGACTTGATCAATATAAGCATAGTATGGACAAATATCAAAATACATTGACCAAATCAATTCAAAAACAAGCTCAAATGCAACGCTTAATGAACAATAAGCAGTACGCTAATAAAGCGTTTGTGGGTGCTAAAAATGATTTAATGGGAAGAACAGCTGCAGTAGCTGTTTTTGCCGGTGGACTAATGGGCGCTATAAAAACGGCAACAGGTTTTGAGGCTGTGATGTCTAAAGTAGGCGCTATTACAGGTGCTACTGGCGGGGATTTTGATTTACTTACCAGAACGGCAAGAAAGTTAGGAGAACAGACCCAGTTTAGTGCTAAACAGGCAGCAGAAGCTATGACATATTTAGGCATGGCAGGGTGGAAAACGGAAGAAATAGTAAAAGGCATGCCCGGACTTTTGAACTTAGCAGCTGCTGGTGGTACGGATTTAGCTAGAACGGCAGATATTATATCTGATGAACTAACTGCATTTGGTTTAACTGCTGCATCATCTTCACATATGGCTGATGTTTTTGCTACTACGATAACTAATACTAATACCGATGTTGAAAAATTAGGCGAAACAATGAAGTATTCTGCTCCAGTAGCACATGCTTTTGGTGTCAGTTTAGAAGAGACTGCAGCCTTGGCCGGAATTATGGCAGGAAGCGGTATTAAAGCCAGTATGGCCGGTACATCTTTAAGAGCAGGTTTTTCCAGATTGGCAGGCCCTCCCAAAATGGCACAAAAAGCTTTGGATTCTTTGGGCATGAGCCTGCAAGATCTAACAACTGAACAAAAAGAAGCAGCAATGGCAATGGAAACATTGGGTATTAAAACCGGTAATACTGAAGGCGCAAGTAAAATGAGCATAATACTTCAGCAGTTGCGTGAAAAGATGCAAGGATTTAGTAACGATGAAAAGATATCAATGGCAAAAGCTATTTTTGGGCAAAATGCTTTTGCAGGATGGTTAGCGGTTATAAATTCAGCACCGGAAACATTTGACAACTTAGTAGCATCATTAAATAACTGTGATGGGGCGTCAGAAAAAGTGGCTAAGCGTATGAATTCAAATGCAAAAGGTGCAAGTATAAGACTTCAATCTGCATATGAATCTTTGCAAATTTCACTGGCAAATGGTTTGTTGCCTGGGCTAGCGGATTTGGGTGATAGATTTGCTGTATTAACAGGAAACGCATCAGCACTTGCTACTAAATTTCCTGGCCTTGTACAAGGTGTAACTCTATTTGCAGCTGGCATAGCGGCTTTATATATATTAGAGGGGGTAGTAGGAGTAATAGTAACGGCATTTAATGCTGGTAGAGCAAGCGTGGCATTATTCACTGCAACAATGAAAGGGTGCGCTTTAGCTACAAAAGCACATCGACTGGCAGTAGTTGCGTGGCACAGTTCAACAAAACTTGCGGTTGTATTTACCAAGGCGTGGACTATTGCTCAAGGTATATTTAATTCCGTTCTGTTGGCATGTCCGATTGGTTGGTTACTTATTGGTGTAGCGGCATTAGTTGTCGCTGGTACATTACTATATCAGCATTGGGAACAGGTCAAAGACTTCTTTACTTCTATATGGGATAGTCCAATGGCCCAGCTTTTACTATTTTGTACAGGGCCAATAGGTATTTTAATATGGAGTGTCAGCGGTATTATAGCGAATTGGGATACTATAAAAGACTACTTTTCATATCTGTGGGATAATCCATCAGCGGCCATATTTATATTTACGGAGTATGTTAAAAACAAGTTTACAGAGGCTTTAGATTGGGTTCGCGATAAATGGAAAGGCATAAGCGACTTTTTATCAACCCCTATTTTCGGCTCAATTAACATTAGTAGAGCAACAAACAATATAAGAGCAAATGCCAATGGAGGTATTTATCCTGAAGGTGGATTTTTAACAAGCTTTGCCGAACCTGGAACTGGTGGCGAATCAGCAATAGGACATAAACCAACACAACGAAATATCGGGCTATGGGAAAGAACGGGAGAAATACTTGGCGTTGGCGGCGGTAGTGGAAGAATAAGCATAAATGCGCCTACACATATTGCTATTAGTGGAACGGCTGATGATTCCACATTAGCGAAAATATCACAAATTTGTGAGAAGAAAAATGCTGAATTAGAGGCCATGTTACATAATATACAAAGGCAGCATAGGAGAGTAGCGTATGACTAAATATAAAACGATTCAGGGAGATACATGGGATTTGGTAGCCAAACAGCAGTTGGGTTCAGAGCAATATGCACCGTTGTTAATGGCTGTTAATCAGCATCTTAATCAAACGCTAGTGTTTGACGCTAATACTGAGTTGGTACTGCCGGAAATAACAACTGAGGAAGTTTCAACACTACCGCCATGGAGGCGTTAATATGATTTATTCACGACAAGCAACAATTAAGCTTAAATATAACGACAAAGATATAACCAGTGACCTTGCTCCGTACCTGAAGGGTTTTTCTTTTTCTGATCCAATTTCAGGAATGGCAGATGATTTGCAAATCAAGCTAGAAGATAGAGGACATCTTTGGGAAAACGAGTGGTTTCCTGAAAAAGAGGATACTATAAAAGCTAGTATTATTACGAAAAATTATGATGATACAGGAGTTCCCAAAGAATTGTCATTGGGTGACTTTGAAATAGACGAAATAGCTTCATCTGGCGCTCCATCGGAAATAGATATTAAGGCCATTTCTATACCAAATAACACAACACTTCGTGGTGTAGCGAAGAACCGTTCTTGGGAAAAGGCAAAGCTATCAGTTATAGCTCAAGATATTGCTGATGGTGCAGATCTAACGCTTATATATGATACGGAGTATGACAAAAAACTGGAAAGGGCAGAGCAAACAGAGCAGAGTGATTTAGAGTTTTTAAATAAACTTTGCCAAGATGCAGGTCTTGCACTCAAAGTAACTAATAATCAGATAGTAATTTTTGATGAGAAGGAATATGAAGCAGCGGAACCAGTTATGACTATAGCTAGGGATGACTTATCTTTGGCAGTAAATACTACTGGCGATGTTGTTGTACCAATATCCTATAGCCTAAGGTCAAGCATTAGGGACGTTTATTATAGGTGTGATGTTAAATATAGTAACACTAGGAAAAAGAAATCAATAGAAGGCAGTTTTACCGCTCCTAATAAGACCAAAGGCAAAGTGCTAGTTATAAATGAACAGGTTGAAACTATTGCTGAAGCAAATCAGTTAGCGGAGAAGAAGCTGCGGGAGAAAAACAGAGATGAAGTTACAGGTAGTTTTACCCTCATGGGCCAAATAAAATTGGCGGCAAGTTTAACTGTTAAAATTTTAGGTTATGGTGCTTTTGATGGTAAATACATAATTACTAATGCAAAGCATGTGGTAGGTAGTGGTTATACAACGAATATTGACATCCGGAGGTGTCTAGATGGCTATTAATGGCAATGTTGTAGCGGTAGGAATTGTATCAACAGTTAATACCAAAGACGGCACGGTTAAAGTCCTCTTGCCGGCAAAGGACAATAAGATAACAGGCGATTTATCTGTAGTGACACGTGGTACACAGGCACATAAGGATTATTGGATACCGGCAATAGGTGAGCAGGTGCTTTGCTTATTTGATATGGATGGTATTAATCATGGCTGGGTGGTTGGTGCTGTATGGTCAACTGTTGATGCTCCGGTAGTCAGTGATGCTAATATTAGGCAGATTAAATTTGCTGACGGTACCAAAATAACTTATGACAACGGAAAACACATGCTTGATATTCAATGTGTTGGTACCATAAATATCAATGGAAATACCATTATTGATGGGAAAGTTTTTCTAGAGCATATACATAATGGTGTGGAAAGCGGTAGTGGAAATACCGGAGGCGTAACATGATGGGAGGTTAGGACATGTACGTAGGTGGTTATGGACCTCTAAGTTTTATAGTGGCAGGTAATTATATTAATACTTTTGATGATTTCCAACGTTCAGGTGAATCTCGCTGGGCCAAGCATGAATTAATTGGGAAAAAACCTGTTCTTGAATTTATTGGCCAAGGTTGCGAATCAATCACATTTACCATGAATTTTGATGTACTTTTTGGTGTAAAACCAGAAACAGAATTAGAGAAATTGAGAAAGATACGAGATAACGGAGAAAATTATGCTTTGGTATTAGGAGATAAACCTGTAGGCAAAAACAACTGGGTTATTGCAGGATTATCAGAGGCTGTTAAAGCGTTTGACGGTTGGGGAGATATTATTAAAGCAACAGTTAACGTCACAATGACTGAATATGTTAAAAACAAGGGGGCAGCCTCATGACAACTGTTATAACTGCGGTGGTAGGCAATATTAATTTCTGCCCGGAGAACCAGGTAGAAGAAATAAGGCAAAATATAGCTACGATTCTAAGCACGCCAAAGTATTCAGTCCCAATGTATAGAGATTTTGGATTAGAAGGCGGCATAGTAGACAAACCAACTGTTATAGCTAAAAGCAAGTTAATCTCGGAAATAATAAGCGCAATAAGGCAATATGAACCAAGGGTAGAGGTTGAATCAGTAAGTTTTACAGCAACTACCGATGGAGTTTTGAAGCCAACAGTTAAGGTGATAATAAATGAAACTTAGTGATATGCCAGATATAGAATTTGTAGATATGGATGCCACGACTATTTCTGAAAATATTTTTGCAATGTACACCAAAATAACGGGGCGTACTTTGTCGGCAGCAGACCCAGTTAGATTATTTTTAAACACAATTGTAGCTATAGTAATATATTTGCTTAATGTAATTAATGATACAGGCAAACAGAATTTATTACGTTATGCTACAAATGCCAATTTAGATAATATAGGGGCTTTAGTTAATACATATCGCATTACAGCATCAGCGGCAACTACTACGATTAAAATAACGTTGTCAGATGTTTTAACTACTAACAGCACTATCCCTGCAGGAACACGTGTAACGCCGGGTGATGGTGTTTTTTTCGCTATTGATAATAAAACTATCATAGTGGCAGGAGAGACAGAAATAACAGCTAGTGCGACTTGCACCGTAAAAGGTAATAGTGGTAATGATTATGCCGCCGGTTTAATAAACATAATAGTTGACCCACTGCCATTTACAGCAACAATGATTAATACCACCAAAAGCGAAGGCGGAGATGATGGAGAACCAATGGATAATGGCGGCGTTGGTGATGAACGTTTTCGGCAAAGAATTCATGAAGCTCCGGAAAAGTTCTCTACAGCTGGACCGGAAGGTGCATATGTTTATCACACTAAAACAGCATCTAGCCTTATTTGTGACGTGTCAGTAAAGTCCTATGACGAAAGTCCGGAAAAAGTTTACATCCGCCCTCTTTTAGAAGGTGGCGTAATACCCGGAACGGAGATACTTAATGCTGTTACTGTAGCATTAAATGACAAAAAGGTACGTCCATTAACTGATCGTGTGTATGTTAAAGCTCCAGAGACGGTAAGTTTTGATGTAGCGGTTAAATACTATGTTAGTCAAGAGAATAAAGCATATTTAACAACAATTCAAACAGCGGTTGAAGCTGCAGTAGCAAAATGGGTTATGTGGCAGAAAGCTAAACTGGGCAGGGATATAAACCCATCACAATTAACTGCCATGATGATTACAGCTGGTGCATTCAGGGTTGAAGTAATGTCTCCCTTATATACTGCAGTAGAAGATGAAAAAGTAGCTATAGCGGCAAATGTAGCGATAACTTATGGGGGAATAGCAGATGAATAGGTTAGATTTATTACAGCTGTTGCCACCAAATTTGGCGGCAGATGAAGGGGTTCAAAACATAGTTAACTCCATTAGCTCTGTTCTTAATACTGTCGCTCAACATTATGAGAATTGCCTAATATATCCAAGAATAGATAATCTAAAAGAAAATGTTATAGATGCACTAGCTTGGCAGTTGCACGTTGATTATTATGATGCTGACATGCTATTGGCCAAGAAAAAAGCATTAGTAAAGCAAGCAATAATTAATCACATGTACAAGGGCACGCCTTATGCTGTAGAACAGGTTGTTAAGACAGTTTTTAAATCAGCAAAGGTGCAAGAAAACTGGATTTATGGCGGACTACCTTATCATTTTCAGGTAGCTGATATTGAAGAGGCATTGCCCACAGATTTAACGTTTACAAATAAAATTGTGGAGGCAATTAGTAAATCTAAAAATGTTCGTAGCAGACTTGATGGCATTGTTTTTCAAAGAAATATTGCTTGCACTATATATCAAGGAGGGTACACAGTACAACAAAAAGTAATAAATATTTATCCTGCAAAGTTTAATATTCCAAATTTGAATTTGTTAGTAAAAAAGTCATCACTAAATTATGTACACAGAGAGGTGAGTATTAATGGCTAATTGGATTGGCCTAATTTTAACAAACAAAGGAAGAGCGTTACAGGCTAAAGTAGAAGCGGGTACTACGCTAGCATTAACCAAAATTAAGATAGGCGATGGAGTTATTAGCGGTGGCCAAAGTTTAGAAGCACTGACAGATCTAGTTCAGCCACGGCAAAATATAGCAATCACATCTTGCACGCCATTAGAAACAGGGGTTTGTGCTGTTACAGGCCTTATAACTAACGCAAATGTTATGACAGGTTTTAGCGTTCGCGAGCTAGGCCTTTATGCCACTGATCCTGATGCAGGAGAGATACTTTATGCAGTAACAACGGATAGTGCGCCGGACTACCTGCAAGCCACTGGTGGTGCTACTGTTATTAGTGAACAATTTACGTTAAATATTGCGTTCAGTAATACAAACACAGTAACAGCTCTGATTGATAGTACTGTACTGGCTACAGTAGATACTGTTAATACTATAGTAAAGAAAACCATGGTTACACATGAAGCCAATAATCATATAATAGCATCTGCTACGCAACCGACCAGTGGGGAGAATGTTTGGCTTCAGTTGGAGGAATAATTATGTTTACTGTTGTAGAAAAAATATTGCCTACTGATCCAGAAATAAAGCTGTACCACATAACGATAACACGTGGTGATACAGGAGTATTAGAGGTGACGATAAATAACAAGCTTTCAGGGGAATTATATGAAATGCAAACCGGTGATCTTCTGATACTTACGGTAAAGAAAAACACCATGACTGATGATATATTAATCCAAAAGCAATCTTCAAATACAACTATTCGTATTGAAAGCGCGGATACTAAGGGCAAGCCCTATGGAAAATATGTTTATGATGTTCAGCTTAATTGTGCCAATAATATTGATGTGCATACAATAATTCCTAAATCTGAATTTATTATAGCTGAGGAGGTAACCTTCTAATGGCAAAATTAACTGGGACTATTCAGGCAGCGGTGCGGTTAGAAGGAAAAGTGAACGCCCCACAGGTATTAGGGGGAAAGATTAATACCGGAGTTAGTTTTATTGTGCAATCTCACATTTACCAATTTGCATCAATTTATGAATTCCCTAATCGTGGAACTACAGATTCTTTATATATGGTAAATGGAGAAGAAAATGCGAGTTACAGATGGGATGAAGAAACACAGCGTTATTATTGTGTTGGTAGAGATTACGAAGAAATTAATAACATAATAGGAGGTAAAGCAAATGGGTAAATCCCTTAACGCCCAAGTACAATTAAGAAATGATACTGCTGCCAATTGGGCTACAAGTAATCCAGTATTACTTAAAGGAGAACTTGGCATAGCGATAGATACTGCACGTTTTAAAATAGGTGATGGCGTTAGCACATGGTCAGAACTAAAATATAGCGGTGTTTTAGTATCGGCAAGTGCCACTAACGGTAATATTACTATTGATGGTACCGATATAGCAGTATACACCCTGCCGATAGCTTCAGCATCAGTAGTTGGTGGTGTTAAATCGCAAACACCTGGAACTGGCAAGGTTGTTGTGGCCGGGGATGGTACTATGAGCGTTGGCCAAGTAGAAAAAGCAAATCAATTAGCTACAGCACGTACTATATCAGTTGCCGGTGATGCTACAGGTTCAGGAAGTTTCAACGGCACAACGGATATGACCATGACCATAGCTTTGGTAAATATGGCTGGCCTTACGGCTGGTTCATATACCAAACTCACTGTCAATTCCAAGGGGCAGGTTACCGCAGGTACTAGTTTGGTAGCAACTGATATTCCTAACTTAACGCTGGCCAAGATTAGTGATGCAGGGACTGCTGCAGCTAAGAATGTAGGTACTGGTGCCGGTAACGTACCGGTATTAGATAGTAGTGGCAAATTAAGCGACAGCGTTATTCCCGCTCTTGCCATTGGCGAGGTATTTGAAGTTGCTAGTGAAACTGCGATGTTAGCATTAACGGCTCAAACGGGAGACGTAGCAGTTCGAAGTGATATCAATACTACTTTTATTTTAAAGACTAGTCCTGCCTCAACGCTTGCAAACTGGGTAAAGCTTAAAACACCAACGGATCTAGTTCAAAGTATAAATGGTAAAACTGGCGTGGTTACGTTGACTACAAACGATATTACTGAAGGAACAAATTTGTATTTTTCACAAGCCAGGGCAACAGCAAACTTCAATAGTAATTTTGCGTTAAAATCGTCTACAGGATTAACAGATGGTGCTACCATACTTCATACTACTGATACACTAATAATTGACTGTGGCAATGCGTAAGGGCGGTGATAAACCGTGGCAGACAAAATTATAAATGCAAGAATTAGGCACAGGGTTAGTACGGCACTGGAATGGACGGCCGTAAATCCTGTGCTTTTGCGTGGGGAAATAGGCATTGAAAGTGATACTAGGTTTGCCAAAATTGGTGATGGTTCAACTGCGTGGAAAGCACTTAATTATCTTACAGCACCTGCTAGCGCAACAGATAGCAACTTAGTAGCAAGTTGTTACGATGAAGCTACCGAGACTTGGGAAGATATAGGAGTAACGAATATTACCATAAGCGCAACAGGTGATGACCTCACTATTTCGCAAATTACCGATTTCCCTTTTGATGTATTGGAAAGGAATAAGGCATATAAGGTTAATACGCCGTTATTTAGTGGTTTATTACCTAAAGGGTATTACATGGTATGTACTACTGCAGGAACTACGGCAGAAACAGCACCTGATTATTCGGTTCCGGTAGCGTGGTCAAATATTACGGATGGAACTTGCATATTTACTATTTGCCAATTACTAACCAAAGAACCTGTAATGGTTTCAGATGGCATTATTACGGATGCTGATGTTGATAATGCGGCAGGCAAGATACCCAGGTATTCAAGTGATGGGCATTTAATCATTCCATCAGGATTGGAGTTGTGGTAAATGGCAGAGTTAGAAACAAGATTACATGCAAAATTTAACGGCGTTACTGAAGAAATAAAGCTTTACACCACAGTTGAAGAAGTTGGTGACAGCTATATAACGTTGAGTGTAGGAGGCACAGTATGTTATGCAAAACTGGGACTGTCTACAGATAAATATGCTTCAGTAGTCAATGCACGTGTGCCGGGAGCACCAGAGGCGCTAAAAATATTAAAACAAATAACCATTCCCTATACGGAATTAGAATTCACAATCCCAGGTACATATAAGTTTACAGTTCCTGCAGGAGTAAAGGTTTTAAGGGTAGCTGTGGTTGGCGGCGGTGGTGGAGCAGCTAGCTCTTACGGATATGGCTCATATCATGCAGGAGATGGAGGAGATTCTTCGGTAGGTGACCTGATAAAAGCCGCAGGCGGTACAGGAGGACAGTCCTATGCCGAAGATCCTGGGAGTAGTGGAGGTAGTTGCTTTATTGCTGGTACAAAAGTGCTGGGCATAGTTACTATATGCGGGATACAAACATTGTCATGGCGAAACATAGAGGATGTGCAGCCTAATGATTATCTTGTGGGTGCAAATGGGCAAATTAATCAAGTCCTTTGTCCGTATGTTATTCCGCTCGGTGACGATAGAGCAATGCTTAAAACAGGTGAAGAAAATCCATTGGTTTTTGCCGCTGATCATAGAATGTGGATTAAGCAAGACGACAAGGAATATTGGGGCGTTTTTGATTACAATTACATGCTCAATAATCATAAAACGATTCTAAGTAATGGACTAACACCATCGCAGGATGCACAAAGACGTATGTTTGAAAAGTATGGCATTGAACCACATATTTCTAAAGGTTGTACTAAAGAACTGCCCTTTGCTGTTTATGGAAATTATGAGTTCGGCACCATTGATGGCTGGAAGAAAATAAAGGTTAAACAAGCCAGGGAATATGATGGTAAAACACTTGTATATTCTTTTGTCATGGGTGGTAACCATACTTACTTTGCTAATGGTTATTTATGTAGTGGGTTTGCTGATGATACTGATTTCGATTATTCGACTGTTGAAATAACGAAGGCGACTGAAACAATGGAAAAAATATTTAGGAGTGGCAGGTGATGATATGTCTAGTACACCGGGAACAGGAGGCACTCCTAATGGCAATAATGGTTCTTCTTCTAAAAATGTTGTAGCAGCAGGATTTGATAAAAGTTTTACCAAGGCAAGTGGCACATATGGTCAGGGAGGTAAATTCACTAAATATTCCGGAGCAGGTGGTGGCAGTGGTGGCTATAATTCTGATATCGTGAACGTTACGCCTGGGACTGAATTAACAATAACAGTTGGTAAGGGAGGCACTTATGCTGCAAGAAATAGCAACTATGCAACTAGCGGTAATTCGGGATTTATAAAAATAGCCTATGGTGAAGGCGTTCAGGAGGAGTGATGTTAAATGGCAATTAAATCAAAATTAAAGGTAAAGAAGACAGATGGAACTTACGCAATAACACATCCGGAAACAGAGGTGGCACAAATTACAGATTTTCCCTTTACAATGCGCAAGAATTCTACGCAATACCCACTTGGAAACATAGTCTTTTGTGAAAATTTACCGAATGGGTTGTATTTACTTTGTACAAAAGCTGGTAGCACAGCAAATTCTGCGCCTTCGGGATTCTTAACGGCAACGGCAGGAACAATAATTACGGATGGTACGTTGCAATGGCAGGTAATAAGTATAAGCGCAAGTGGTATTGGAGTGGCTGATGTTGCGCCAAGTAATCCTATAACTAATGACCTTTGGATAGACACATCTGCCACAATTGGTGCAGACTCTACTATTATGGGAACTCTAAAAAAATGGGGTACGGTAATGATAGGTAATACTCCACGATTAATATGGCAACGTGTTGATATTGCGACTAAAATTAGCCAAATTATAGATTTTGAAGCGGGAGTTAAGGCAATTTTGTACAAAGTGGCCGATAATTTAGGCATAACTTGGCAGTTGGCCTCAAATGGTTATTTTAGTTTTGGACCGTATCTTGGGCACTTCATTTTGCAATGGGGTCAAAGTTCTGATAATGCCAATACTGAAACGATTACATTCCCATTGGCATTTACTAAAGTATTTCAGGCACTTGTTGCCACGGGAAGTGGCCGTGATGAAAATGCTGCCGTAGGCTCTTTGACGAATACAACCTTTATTATCAATACCCAGGGAGTAGGCCAAGGGACATGCAGATGGATAGCACTAGGGCTTATAAATTAAAAAGGCGAAATTAAAATATATGCAAAGAGAGGAAAACATATGATTAGAAAATATGCAACTTTCAATGAAAATGGCAAAAAGATAGGTGGTTGGTTAGAAGGGTGTTCTAGTATACCGGAGGGAGCTATAGAGATTAGTGCTGAAGATGCATTGAAATATGATAACGGGTATGTTCGAGGCATTGATGGAAAGCCCGTGATTATGCCTGTAACAGAAAAAACTGATAAAGAATTATTGGCAGTTGCCAAATCTACTAAAGTTGCCGAGCTTAAATCCTTCTTGGCGGCAACCGACTATCAAGCCATTAAGTTTTTAGAGGGTGAGTTAACGGATGAGGCTTATGCTTCTATGAAGGTATTGCGCGAAACTTGGCGCTTAGCCATAAATAAAATTCAAGCAGTAACAACGATAGAAGAGGTGGAAATGGTAACTTATGAACGTTATGTGGAAGAGGGTTAAGGGGGTGATCCAAATATCTGAGGTATTTAGTTTTTTAAGCAATCTTTATACAAAAGCGGAAATTAAAATAATTGCAGTTTCTGGAATTATTGGCGGCATAATAGCTTCTGCCGTTGGTGGTTTTGATAAACAATTAACAGCATTGTTTGCGTTAATGATTTTGGATTACGCAACAGGTATGTACGCTGCGTGGCATGAACACACAATTTTTTCAAAGCGTGGTTACCAGGGCATTATGAAAAAACTATCAATTTTGATTTCTGTTGCATTTGGGGTTTTGATTGATTCGGTGTTAAAAACAGATTTTTGTAGATATACAGTGATAGCTGGCTTCGGTGTCATGGAAGCCATATCTATAATTGAAAACGCTGACCGCGGTGGGTACGGTAACGTGATACCGACAACAATTAGAATACACTTAAAGAAACTGAAAGAGGGTGATATACGATGAATGAAATAAGTTTGGAAAAAATTAAAGCCATGGCCAGAGATGCAAATGGGGCAATAACTAAAATCTATTTGCATTGGACTGCCGGTCCTTACGATGTACCTTTTAGTGATTATCACTTAAACATTGATGATGATGGCATTGTTTATAAAACATGTAGGTCGTTAACAGAGAAAAAAGAACACACCTGGCATAGAAATACAGGTGCGGTAGGTCTTGCATTATGTTGCTGTGAGGATGCGATTGCTAATGCTGGTTATGATGCAGATTTTGGAGCTTGTCCACCAACTGTTGAACAAATAGAAAAGTTATCACAATTGGTAGCAATTTTGTGCTCAGAACTTGGCCTTGAGATTAATAAAGATAATGTGATGACCCATGAAGAAGCTGCTAGGATTGATGGGTATGGACCATATTCAGGTGATCCGGAAACTAGATGGGACTTGTGGTACTTGCCTGATTCTGATGGAAAAATGAAATCCGGAGGGGATGTAATACGCGGAAAGGCCATATGGTATTTGGAGAATAAATAAATTTGAAAGGTGGGAATAAATTGGATGAAAATAAAAAAACTATGCTCTTGTATATTGGTATTATCATTCTTGCTATCACCTGTTTCTACTTGCTATTCAGCATCTACCACGATGACCATGACAGTGGAACAGTTCAACAGATTGAGCGAGATATTTCAGGAGCTGAACAACATCAACAGTCAGCTATCGACAGACTTGGCAAACTCTCAGACGACATTGGAACAACAGCAAGCGAAGTTGGAGGAATATCAGATTCGGTTGGAGGCAGTGCAGCTGAAATTGGTAGCACTGCAGAAAGAATCGGAGCTGACCAAGCAAGAATTGCTACAAGTGCAAGACTTATTGCAGAAGGTCAAGGAATCATTCGAGACATACAAGAAAGCAACCAACAAAAAAATAAGCCAACTAAAGATTGAAAGGAACATATTTATCATTACAACCATACTTTTAACGGTTAATAAATTGAAATTTTAAAAAATGTATAGATAAAAAACACAACAAAACCTCTCTGAAAACGCTTATAGGCATTTTTTAGAGAGGTTTTGTTAAAATATTGGCTGATATTATTTGCAAACTATGTTATAAAATGCTTTACCAAAGGATGTTGGAGAAATGCAACCACGTAGTAAGAAAAAACCTCTTTTTATAGGTTCATCCCCTACTTGTTTGCCGTTTGATGGACTTGCAATAAGACCTTTAAAATAAACAGTTTCAGGAAAAGCGGAATAAGCTTTATCACTTTTTATTGCTGAAGTCGAGTCAAGTGTAATAAGTCCGAGTGTTACCATATTATCAATTGCTTCATTTATTCTAAGAAAAGCATTTTGACTATCCTCAAATCCTTCTAATACCATATAAACATTAAGGACGTTGTTTCCTGTTGATTTATGCTGGAAAAAATCTTCATTGTATTCAATTGAAAAATCCTTATTGGGGTACTGTTGGTAGCGTACTATACAATATGGTAAATATCCACTTAATAATTGATTATTTACTATTAATGATGCTTCTAATGGACTTAGTTGTTTAATTTTCTCTATAAAAGCAGGATGAATTGTTTCAATATATTCTTTATTACATGCTTTTGCAAGCAATTCTGCAAACATTTCCTGAATTTTCTCATCGTCTGCGCATACCTTAGCCGCATTACTTATTGCACTTAATACCTGCGGCGGCGGACTGACCCTTTTATTGTATGGAATAGTAGCATATTTATCTCTAAATTTAGCTTCTATTTTCTTTTCACAAACATTTTTGCCATATAAACAGATGTCCACAGGAATTTTAATTAGTTCTAGTACACTTGAAGTAAAATCATCAAGCTTTGCGAATGTTTTAGGAAGTGCTTTTGATGTTGCTTCAACAACTGGCCCCAAATCAGTGTTTATACCAATACCATTACTTGTAATGTCTTGCATAATTATTGCCTCCAATCAGATGAAATTTTCCTTACGGCATAATCAATGAAATATATATAGAGTAATTGTATCATTTGATTATAGAATTAACAATATGATTAAATATATATTGAAATAATATGTTAACTAATGTATTGTATAAGCCTTATTATTGTAATACAATAATAGCATATTAGAGCAGAGAAGATACGCTTGCATTCGTATTTATTGTTTTTAATCTATTTGGTGAGGATGTGAAGAGGACAGATGAATTCTAAGATAACAGTAAGCGGTAAAATAATTAGTGAATTGTCTGAAAAAATTCCAACGAACATAATTGCACTTAATGAATTGTTAAAAAATGCGTATGATGCAGGAGCTTCAAGCGTCCGCGTTATTCTGAACACGAACAAAAAAAAATTGACAGTTATAGACGATGGCTCTGGTATGAGCAAAAATGATATTGATACCTTGTTTCATATATCAAATAGCACAAAAAAATATGGCAAAATTAATGAATATGGTAGGCGTACACAAGGCTCAAAAGGCTTAGGGTTTCTGTCAGTTTTTAAATTTGGAAGAATTGTAGAATGGAAAACAAAAAAGGATGATGGCCTTAGTTTTAAAGTTAATTATGAAGAACTTATTGCTTCTGATGACATTTCGCAATTTGATATTGATATAATTAGTGATAACTCAATAGCCAAAGGAACGTCTATAATTATTACTCTTGATGACTACAATATTACTTCTCTAAAGCAATATTTGTCCGTTCCCAAAAATTATAAAAAAATTCTAGCTATGTTTGATGATAAAAATTTTAGAATTGATTTGAAGATTGATGATTTAAAATATTCAAGTGATGATAATATACCACTTAAAGATAATGCGCCAGAAGCGCAACTTTATTCCGTAAAATATGATGATGTTGAACAAAAGATAAAGTTTAAATATAACAATGTCGAAATACTAGATGAAGATTACAAATTTTCTAGTAAGGCATATAAACTAGAGATTGACTTAATCATTTATCAATTCAAAGCTTATGGGAAAAAAAATGTTGATGAGCTGTTTTTGAACCAACAAAATGACTTATGCCCATTAATTTATGTTAATTCCAATTTATTTAATAACTATGATTTATTTAATCCAAATATTATGAAAAATATTAAAACTAGCTATGTACTAAATCAGATGGTTGGTTTCATTAAAATCACGAGTACTAATCCTATGATAAACTTCAACTCTGATAGGTCGCAATTTTTGCAAAATGAAATAACTGATGAAATAAGAGAGTTTTTAACAAATATAAACAAACAAATTCAAATATTAGGCTCTAATAACAAGAAATATTTAGCTAATCGTGATTTTTTAACGGTTCAAGAGCTACCAGCTGAATGTATCAGCATCCGGGAATGTGAAAAATTTAGAAAATATATTAAGGAAGATTTTTCGTTTAAGAAGGATGTCAAAATAAGCAGAGAAAAGAATGTGGTTAAATATGCAATCTTTGGCAAAGAAGTAGTTTTGCCGATTAAACAAGGCATTCCGCCATCTAAACATTCCGGTAACGGTATAAAGGATGACGACAATGAGGAAAAGAGAGAGTGTGATGACCCCGTAAATGTTTCGGATGGAAATAGTGGGGCTAGCAGTTCAACTATTGTACCAGCTAGGATTAGTTTGATCAGAGGCTATGAAGAATTGTATGTACCTAGTAGTCAGCTAGATTTACGAACATACATTGATTGTGCAACTGATAGTGCTGGTGAAAAAATAGAGCACCAAAATATATGTATAAAAGATGGTAATAATTTAGTTGCTAATGGCATCTTAGAGAGTATTACTGATAAATGTATAAAAAAAATTGAATATAGTTACAAAGACCCTTGTACTGGCATTGTTATAACAACTTTAGATATTAAGTTTAGCGAGCACGCCTCAGGGGTAAAATGTGGTAAAAGCGAGACTCCAATAGTATGTATTCCAGGTACAAAAGAAAACTATAATATTAATTATAATATTTATATCAATAGTCTTATTGAACAAATAAATGATTCTGATAAAGACAACTTTTTGGCATTAATATCTTGTGGCTTAAGAGCAGGATTTGAGCTAAGTGTTGATTCAATAAAGAACTCTGTTAAGTTCCCAGATTTCTTTAAATCACCAACACAAACAAAGTTAGATGATCGTGTTATTCATGTAATTAATTTCATAAAAAGTGATAAAAAATTTTTATCAGCAATTGCGTTGTCTGCAGGAGTGGAATACAAAACTATTAGTAATCTTTTGGACGAAATACGATTTAAATCTGCAATTAGCAGTGCTAATTTGGGGGCCCATAAAGCAGGAGAATATCTAGGCAAAGCAGATGTTGAAGCCATGGGCCGTTGTTTGGGTGTGTTTGTGCTAGTCGTAAATGAAATGTTAAGCAATGGTGAAATTAAATAACAACTTAAAAGTACGCTATTTGGAGGACGAAATAATGCTTAATAGTCTAGCTTTCAAGGAATATAAAAAAAATAATGATATACATGGAACTGTTTTATATCCAGCGGTTATGGTGGCACCAATGCAGAAGAACATATTAAAAAAAATAATCGCTGCAAACGAAATATCATCTATTTTTGATCCTTTTCATGGTTCGGGTACGGCACTTTACGAGGCAATGGAAATTTCTCCAAATTTACACTTAGTCGGATGTGATATAAATCCTCTTGCTAATTTAATAACCAAGGTGAAACTTCAAGGTATAAATAAAAATGTAGCTAGAGATATTCGTACACTAAAAGATTATGTTTACACTCCTAGGCAAGTATATAAATTAGAGTTTCCTAATATGGACAAATGGTTTCGTAGTGATATTCTTGATTCCTTGGAGATTGTTCGGTCGGCTATTATGCATATAGAAGACGATCAAAATAGATTGTTTTTTTGGTATACGTTTTGTGATGTGATTCGCCGGCATAGCAACACGCGAAGTTCGACATACAAACTACATATAAAGCCTATAAATACTATTTTAAGAATAGAAAATAATGTTGTAAAAGATTTTTTTAGTGCAATTATAAAAAGCATAGACATGTTTAAAAGTAAATCCAATAATTTTAGCCTTTTTAAGTGTAATATTCTTGATATAATAGGTGAGTTCGATGATGAAGCTTTTGATATTTCCATTACATCTCCACCATATGGTGAAAATGCGACAACCGTAACGTATGGACAGTTTTCAATGCTTGCATTGTACATAATAGCTAGAAACGATTTGGAGCTTGAAGGATGGGAATTGGATAATTATTCTAAAATTGACTCAAAAAGTTTGGGTGGGAAGAAAAGTGATTATATTTTAAATGAGTTTGAAAAAGAACTTTTACAGCCGTATTTAGCTAATATTGAAGCACGAAAACATAGGAAAGTTTTAAGATTTTTTGCGGATTATTTTAGATTCCTTCATGAATTATGTAGAGTTACTCATAAGTATATTGCTTTGACATTGGGAAACCGTACGGTTGATAGAGTCCAAATTAATTTAACTAATATAACGAAGATATTCTTAGAGAATCATGGTTTTGTAAATATTTTAGAGGAAAAAAGAGATATACCTAATAAAAGAATTCCTAAAATTACATCAAATGTTCAACATAGACCAGTGGCTTCTATGAATTGTGAGTATATTATTATTCACAAAAGAGTTTTTGGCGAAAATGTTTAAATAATTAGTATATTGATTTTGACAAAATATTATGAAAAAGTTTCCATTTATGTTAACTTATAAATGTTAAAAATCATTAATTATGTGGTTTATAAGTATTTCATAAAAATTATTAAAAACGTTAATCTAGCGTCAATTATGGCGCTAGATTAACGTTTTTACTTTAAGAAGTAGAGCATTTTATTTTAATTGTCGATTTAGTTGGTTTTACAGCCTCCTACGCTAGACGGATACTGGGTTAGAAGGCTGTCAGGGGGTCAGAGGTAAAAACAGCGAATTTGACCCCTTTTTTGACCCCTTTTAGGGCTGTTTTATGGTCAAATATTAACATTTATTAACAATAGGAAAATTGTAGAACAGCTACAGGAGCCACTGTAGCCGTTTAGCACTTTTTCTGTCTTTAACTTAGGATCTAGCGTTTTACGACGTGCAGGTTCAACTCCTGTCACCCGCACCAACACAACCAGTGCCCCTTCTGAAGATTTTCAGAAGGGGCTGTTTTATTTTGAGTAAGT